AAAAAACAAGAAAGTAATTCTAGAATCGCCAATCCTGCATCCTTACCAGCGGGCGATGGTTACGGAGTAGCACTCACACCTGATGGCACTGTTATGGCAGTGGCACACAGTGACTCACCATACATCACAACATATGACTGGATAGAAGGGGCATGGGTAAAGAGACCTAACCCCGCATCTTTACCGCCAGATACTGGTCGAGGAGTAGCACTCACACCTGATGGCACTGTTATGGCAGTGGCACACAGTGACTCACCATACATCACAACATATGACTGGATAGAAGGAGCATGGGTAAAGAGACCTGCCCCTGCGTCCTACCCACCTGGCAGTGGTAACGGAGTGGCACTCACATCTGATGGCACTGTTATGGCAGTGGCACATTATAGATCACCATACGTCACCACGTATGACTGGATAGAAGGGGCATGGGTAAAGAGACCTAACCCTATATCCTTACCGACGAGTACTTGTTATGGAGTAGCACTCACACTTGATGGTACTGTTATGGCAGTGGCACATTATAACACACCATACGTCACCACATACATGGGTTTACCATTCACCCAGATAACTTTTAACACTCCGCCTGATTTTGGCGATGTGGTTACTGCGGATTATACTGTGGATGGGGTACACAAGACCGACCAATATGTAATTGATGTATCATTCGCTATTCAATTCGGAGAGGGGGTATAGAAAATGGCTAAAAGTTTATCCTGTACTAATTGTGCTTCCGTAGCGTATGATGGACAAAAAATTTGTAGTGAATGCGGATTTCAGCTGGATTGGTCACTATATGAGGAACCACAAACCGAACCTATAATGACACATGGTATCTTGCAGTGCACATGTGGTCAAGAGTTTTATTTTGAAACTACTAAGGATTGCATAGCTTGTATTAAGTGCAAAAAAAGCCATGATGTAAAAAGCTTTCCTATTAAGGAGGTAGAGGCCGGTGGAACTGACGTTTGAAGTATCAATGACGCACAATGATGGTGGTAAAACGTTCTGTGGCCATGAACCAAACAATGCTTTTATAAAGTACTATCAAGAATCACAACGGCTCGGTAATAAAAGTGCTGAGCCATACCTTGGAAACTTTACTAATTTAACTTTTAAGTCAGAGCCTAGACGCATAACACATCATACAGTTAAAAACTTTGGCGTTAAATCATTTCCGCGCCTTGGCGCTTATGGTTTTTATACACCAAGCTATGCTGAAACTAGTTTTATGGTTGTCCCAATAAACAGACAGTTTCCATATCATGATATACCAAAAGTCACTATAACTGACACAGGAACTACAATACATCTCAGCATAGATGGAGATTACGAGTGCTACAGAGTTATTGTAAGGAAGGATTACTTTGCTACAGAGTTTATAACATATGACACAGAATTTGACTTCATACCAATGTATGACGGTGAGTGCTTGATATCCGTCTATGGGCACTCAAATGAAATAACCGTCACTAGTAACCCTTATGAAGAGTATATTACTCTTGTAGATAGAACATAGGAAGAATGAACAGACAGTTAGTTGAGAAATATGTCTTACAAATCAAAAGTGGAGGAGTGGTGTTGATGGATTCCGCCGGTATAGGCTCATACATCTCAAAGTTATTTGAAAATCACATACTAGTCGCGTTGTCGGCTATCGGAGCATTTTTGTACAGTTTCTTTTTTCCAGAAGAACAGTACTTATATGGTACAGTAGCTGTGCTAGGTATGATGGCACTAGATCTAATTACTAAGCTATATGCTATTAAAAAGCAGGCTGGTGGTTGGAGAAAGTCTATCGCTTTATGTAAGATAAGTAGCCAATTGTTTTTTAAGGGTACAATTGATAAACTAATTGTCTTCGGTGTTATGCTCATTATATGTGGTTTTGCGTATCGGCTAACAATAGTATCCCAAGTTGCTATTTGGTTTACACAAGTTGTATTTACATTGATGTTTTTGAGAGACACATTATCTATAATTGAAAACTTAAGAGATGCTGGTATCAAAAGTTTAGGTCTATTTGAAAAAGTAATCAGAAAGAAAATGAGTGAGTATGTCGATAATGATGAGGAGGCGAAGGGATAATGGAAATAACAACTTTACTAACAATAATTGGTCTGTTAGTAGCTCTAACAAATATTATCACTGAGGTGATAAAGAAAGTAACGTGGGATAAGATTCCTACAGCATTGTTAGTAGTTATAGTTTCTCTAGTGCTAACGCTAGTTGCATTCTTTGCATACTGCCAAATTTCACAGATAGTAGCTACATGGTATTTCATCGTCGCTGCTGTGGTAGTAGGCTTTATGGTTGCATATGCAGCAATGTTTGGTTACGACAAACTAAAAGAAATACTTGAGCAGTGGAGAGTGATTAAAAATGAGTAACAGCCAATTGGTACAATATATAAAGATCTCACCTAATAGCACTAACCCAAGAAGGAAAAAGATTAAGAAGATTACAATACATCATATGGCTGGTCCATTATCTGTAGAAACATGCGGTGATATATTTGCAAAGCCAGAGAGCAGAGCAAGCTCAAATTACGCCGTTGGTGTTGATGGCAGGATCGCTATGTATGTAGAAGAGAAGAACCGTGCGTGGACTAGCTCTAGTTCTGCTAATGATGATGAAGCAATCACCATAGAAGTTGCTAATAGTGCAGTAGGTGGGAACTGGCCTGTTAGTGACAAGGTCTTAGCACGAACGATAGACTTATGTGTAGATATTTGCAAACGTAATGGTATAGATAAACTTGTATACACAGGCGACAAAAGCGGTAACTTAACAAGGCATGATATGTTCGCTAATACTATGTGTCCTGGACCATATTTGGGCAGCAAGTTTCCTTACATCGCTGCAGAGGTGAACAAAAGACTAGGAGCTCAGACCACTACCCAATTTCTAGTAAAGGTAACAACTGATTGTCTGAATATCCGCAGCGGCCCTGGTACGTCTTATAAAATCAACGGCACTATAAGAGATAAAGGGATGTACACCATTGTAGATACCAAGGATGATTGGGGCAAGCTGAAAAGTGGTATAGGCTGGATACATCTAGGATATACTAAAAAGATTTAGTATAATGCCCGGGCAACCCCGGGCATTATATTTCTTATAATACACGTAATAAGTTCGTAATATCAATGTATATAAATACCTTAAAATATCATTACGAGCCTGTATAAAACTTATTACAAGTCCACAGAAGCTTCTATGTTATATTATTAAGGAGTTATTTATGGTTTTTCACGAACCTATGTACTACCGCACTCTTTAATGATAGAATAGAAGAAAAAGGGGGAATTGAAATGTCTAAAATCAAACTTGGTGTACTGGCAATAATCTTATTATCAACAATACTGCTATATGTTATTCCAAAGGATGCGCCTGAAGTGATGGAGTATAGTATTACAGCGACGCCGGAACCAATAGTAGAAGTTATTGAGCAGGAGCCGGTTACGCTAGTAGAAGAACCAGCTGAACAAGGTCCTGAGATCTACAACGTACCTCTGGATGAATCACTGCAGCGCCACACATACAACTTATGTGTAGATTATGAGATTGAAGAGTACTACCCGTTAGTCCTTGCCGTGATGTGGCGTGAAAGTGGATTTGTGCCAACTATAATTAGTAAGACAAATGACTATGGTCTCATGCAGATTAACAAGGTTAATCACAAATGGCTGTCTGAGAAACTTGGGATAACAGATTTCTTAGATGAAAAACAAAATATACATGCAGGTGTGTTTATGCTGTCGTTATACCTACATAAATATGAGGATATAGATAAGGCTTTGATGGCCTACAACATGGGTGAGAATGGAGCAAAGAAACGCTGGGCCACCGGGATTTACACTACCAATTATACGCGGACCACGCGTGAGCGACTAGAGCTAATACTGTCCGGCGAAGGTTACCAAAAATAATGGATATATAAGAAAGAAAATAAATTATCTAATTTTCCCAATTTCTAAACATTCTCAACGTTCTTAACTTTTTGACATAAAAATCATTTTTTCAATTTTTAAATTAAAAATCATTAAAAGTTTTTATACATATATAAAATTTAAAGAATAACGCTTAGAAGGTTTAGAATGTTAAGAATGTTGAGATTGTGAGAAAGTAAGATAAAGCCAATTACTCCGCACCACGGGTAGCATCTTGTTCTATGCGTTAAACCCCTGAAGAAAATTCGTAAGGATAGGGGGTTTACTTTTAATGAAATAAAGAATATAATAATATTAAAGATATAATAATATTAAAGATATAAATTTATTAGTCGAAAGGAAGGATTACCATGGGTAAAACATTTACAGTAGAACTTACAGTTCCAGAAGGCTTGGTTGCTGGTGATGTATTCACAGCAGAGATCGAGATGCCGGCTCCTGTTAAAAAGCCTAGAGGACAGCTTGCGGGTTTAACTCTTGAAGAGATGACCGACGAGCAGTTGAAGAGAGAAATTATCAACGCAAAGTCAGTTCTTTACAAGGCTAAGCAGCGAGGTGCCTCTGAGGAAACTATTGCTGCAAACCAAGCTAGAGTCGACGCGGCACTTGCTGAAAAAGCAAAAAGAGCTCCCGTTGTTGCTCAGGTTACCGAAGCTCCTAATGTTGCTGGCATTATGGATGAAGAGCTCCCTGACGAAATCTAAATCACCTCACAAGACAATTGGCATCATCGCCAATTGTCTAAAGCCCATAGGTTGCCATTGACTCCTTTATTTCTGGTAACCCAACAATTATGGGCTTTAGACAGTTGGTGATGACTGGTAATCTGAGCTGGACCTCCCAGTAGTTATCTACTGTCCAGCTTACTTAGCTTATTCTAACGGGCACGTTATGTGTATAATGGGAAGAATCCAGCACCGATGCAGCCCCTGTCAAGGTGCTGGCACAAGCTACCACGTGTATGAGAGGCATTGGCTTTATGCCTAGCAGGTAGCGTTCAAGCAGGAAGCTTCACATTAAGATTATTCTTATAGTAGGTTGGATGAAGTGAGCTGGGTAAGAGGTTAAGCCCAGCAGAAATCTATCCACAGGCTAGTCAGATTTATGTGTATGACGGCCCGTGGTTGATTATAAAGCCGATGTACTTTTCTCGCTTTCGGTACATCGGCATATTATTATAAAAGGCGTTGCGTGTTAATTGTGTGGTGGCGGAATAGGTAGACGCTAGAGTTCGTACACTAGAGGAGTCCCACGCATGAAAAAAGGAACTGAACTCCTCATGCAGGGTGCAAATCCCTGCCCACACAATGATTATTAGGAGTGGCTAATTATTATGAAGTTATTCGAAGTAGATAATGGCTATATAGGCTTCGGTGTTGTTAAATGCTTTGTTATTGCAGAAAATGAAGATAGAGCCATCGAAATTGCAAGACATAAATACAAAGCCCAATCTAAATGTTATGGTGAACATTATTATCTAAATCTCACTGCAACGTGCCTTTGCAGTGATACATCAAAAGAGTTTGTAAGTGAGATAACAGACGAATAAGAGGACATCAACTTAATCTGCCAGAATTTAGAGTGCTTAAAGTAGAAGAAAACGAACATCGGCATATTATTATTATTATTATTATAGGGGCGGTGCGTATTGGCTAACAAGATTTTATTTACAAATAATTACATAGAAGTTAGATGTGACCGTAATGATGTAGACACACAAACAAAGCTAGCTTCAATTTATCCTGTTCATGTAAATCGTATAAGAACAAATTATAGGATGTCTATACATAACACGCCTGAAATACTAAAGTTACTTCGTAATATTGACGAGAATAATATAGACACAGCGCCGCTCGCTATACAAAACTACTTTTATAAGGAGATGCGGTTACGCGATAACGTATCAGACTTATTGGCTAATGGTCCAAGACGCTCGTGTGTTGTGTCAGATAGATTAACACTAAGACCACATCAGCAACTTGGCCGTGAATTAGCGGAGTATTATGATAAGTTTGCATTTTTCTATGACACAAGAACTGGTAAGACACCGCTTGCGCTAACTATAATAAATGATGACATTGTAGCTAACTCCTCACATAAGTGGTTGGTTGTGTGCCCATTGATACTTATATACAATGCTTGGCTTGAAGATGCTGCGAAGTTCTTTCCTGAAATAAAAATTGTTAACTGCCATGCCCAAACAAAGGCTAAGCGTATAAAGGCAATGCAACAGCAAGCTAATATATACGTTACTAATACTGAATCATTTATAAGCTACAAGGAATACTTCGATAAAATGGGCTTTCATGGTGTGTTTGTAGATGAGAGCTCCGATCTTAAGAGTCCAAAATCAAAAGTAAGCAAAGCAATGGTTGAATTTGCACAAACAGTGAATAGATTCTATTTATTATCTGGCACACCTGCGCCAAACGGCGAATGGGAATATTATATGCAGATGCGATGCATAGATTACTATGGCTGGCAACCAAGTTACTCCCAGTTCAAAGAGAGATATTTCATAAACTTATCATATGAGCCTCAGTATGAAAAGCTCGCACTTAGACCAGATATGAAGGATGAGCTATATAGCAGAATTAAAAAATATTCTTTATATGTAGATAAAGATGATGTGCTGAATACACCTGGTCGTACGTTCCATGAAGTCGAATATGAAATGCCTGAGGAGCTGATGAAGCACTACAGGAAATTGAAGAATGAACTGTATGTTGAACTTGGTAATGATATTCGTATCACAGCGCCAAGCTCCGCAGCAAAACTAAACAAGCTAAACCAGGTTACTTCTGGTTTTATACTAGATACTCAAGCCGCTAAAGAGAACAAGTTTTATGGAGCAGATGAGAAAGAATGGTATCTACTTGACGACTGGAGATTTAAGGCACTCCAACAGCTCCTGGATAAAGAAGGCGTTCGAGGAGAACAGTGTATTATATGGGCAAACTACAGAAGAGAGTTTGAACTTATTAAAGATATGCTTGGTGACCAATGCGCACTTGTCTACGGAGGAGTTAATATTGAAGATAAGAACAATGCCATCAGAGCATTTAAAGATGGTCGTATACGGTATCTGGTAGCAAACCCTGCCTCTGCTGATAAAGGGTTAACGTTGACCAACTGTCATATATGTATATACTTTAGCTTAAACTGGTCATACGAGTTATTTAAGCAATCATATGATAGGATATACGCGGATAAGTCCATACAACCTAACCACTGTCATTACTACATTATGATTGCAAAGAACACGATTGATGGTATTTTGTACCGTGATGTATTACAAGGTAAACAAGCCGGCAGCTATGCGGTACTAAATCACTTGAAACCGGAGGTTATAAAAAATGCATGAAGAATGGAGATACGTACCTGAATATACTTGTTATGCAGTGTCTAATACAGGTAAAGTGTTTAGCTACAAAACAAATAAAGAAATGAAACAAACAGTGACTACTAAAGGATACCTATGCGTAAGATTGTATAACGAAGCAGGTTCTAAGTTATTTTTTGTGCATGTATTAGTCGCTAAATGCTTTGTACCTGGCAAAACGTCTACTAAATGTTTTGTCAATCATAAAGACGAAGATAAACAGCACAACTATGCGTGTAACTTAGAGTGGTGCTCAGATGCTTATAATAAGCTATACAGTGCACCAAAAAATAAACTATCTAAAGAAGTAATACAGAAGTGTGGTGACAAAATAATTGCAAGGTATTTCTCGGCACGAGAAGCGGCTAGACAGACAGGTTTTACACAAACTATGATTAGTAGGTCTTGCAGAGAGGGGTGCAAAGCGTATGGCTTTACGTGGCAATATACCTTCTAGCACTATTTACAAAGATGAAGCGACGCTGTTAGCAAAGGTTATGAGCTGGTTAGAGCCGCAACAACGTTACGGTATAAAAGTAATTCGTATCTGCGACAGATACCATTCTGGATATTCCGATTTATTCATATGTGCAAGAGGACGTTTCGTAGTCGCAGAGCTTAAGGATGACACAGGTACAGCGACGCCGCACCAAGAGATATTCATTGAAGAGATGATTGCAGCCGGTGCAATAGGAGGAGTTTGTAGGTCTGTTAAAGATGTTCAGGATTTGATTGATAAAGCATTGTACTGTCAATGCGGATACACAGGCGCACTAACAAAGTATTGTATGTATTGCGGTAAAGAAATACAGTACGAAGGTGACGCCTATGGATAAGATAATAAAGGACAATATAGGTTTAGTATTCGCGCAACTTAAACGCCTTAATGTTATACAAGACCCTGAAGCGCAGAGTATAGGCTACGAGGCCTTATGGACCGCAGCTACAACGTATGATAAGTCCAAGGGCTATAAGTTCTCAACGTACGCTACGTGCTGCATCTACAACGCGCTTGGCTCATACATACGGACACTAAACAGAAAGCGTCAGCTAGAAGTTGTATCATATAACAACATAGCTTACCAAGAAGATGGAAATAACCATGAATATTTAGAGTTACTTTCAACTAATGTTGTAGATACAGAACAAGAAATACTACAGAAGGAGCTTTATAGCAACCTAAATAGAGCGGTACAAATATCGTATGATAGATTGACAAACCCAAAGCATAAGGCAATTATTAAGGCATGGTGCGATGCTGGGTACAATATCTCAAACAAGGAGGTGGCCACTGTCGTAGGAGTCTCTCAGCCATATGTCAACCATGTTATAAATACATTTAAGAATAGTGTCAAAAAAAGAATGGAGGAGTATTTTAATGAATGAGGCTGCTAAAGTCATTAGTCTAATTCAGAGGACGTCAAGTTATAATGACAAACAGTATTTACTTAAGAAGAATGAGAATGTACCTGGACTTAAGGAGATACTGAGATTTATTTATGACCCGTATAATAAGACAGGCATATCAACAGCAAAGTTAAACAAAGCTCTTGCAGAGTTTAAAGGCATTGGCGAAGAAGCTTTTATAACGTATCGTGATGCAATAGAGTATTTCAAGTCGCATAATACAGGTACAGATTATGATCTAGCGATGGCAGCACGTTTTATTAACTGCACCAAAGCTATGTATTCAGATAACCCGTTTGCAGAAGAACTTGCTAAGGCAATAGTTACACAAGACCTACAAATAGGTGTAACAGCTAAGACCTTAAATACTGTATACGGCAAGAATTTTATCCCTACCGTAGGATGTATGTTAGGCACTAAGATTGATGACGTACCAGCACATAAAATAAAGTGGCCGTGCATAGTGACTGAGAAACTGGACGGTATACGCAGAATACTTATAAAAGAAAATGGTGTGTGTAGATTATTCAGTAGATCTGGACATGAAGATACTGGTTTAGTAGATATAATGGAAGAGGCCCGCTATTTACCAGATAATCGTGTCTATGATGGTGAGCTGCTAGCATTAGGTACTTTTAAAGACTCTGTGGCCCTTAGACAAGCCACGAACTCGCTTGCAAGTACAAAAGGCATTAAACACGGTTTGACCTATAATATCTTCGATATGCTGCCCCTTGAGGACTTCTATAATGGAGTATCAGAGGACAACGCACTGATTAGAAAGATTCTGTTGGGTGCCACGCTGATGGATGATAGCATACAAAACCTGGGTCTAGATGAATGGCCTAAGTACATCGCTTCATATGGCGTGCATAAAAACTTCCAGCTTATAAGACCTGTGCCTATTCTAGGATTTGTTAAGAGTATGGCTGAAGTTGAGCCAATAGTTGCAGAAATATGGGCCAGAGGCGGCGAGGGAGTAATGCTTAACTGCGCCGAAGCGCCTTATGAGCTAAAGAGGTCCAAGTCACTGCTAAAGGTTAAGCATACAGAAGAGTACACACTTAAGGTTGTAGATATGATTGAAGGCACTGGTAAGTTTGAAGGTATGCTTGGTTCTTTAGTGGTAGACTACAATGGTAACAAGCTAGGAGTTGGCTCAGGGTTTTCTGACGCACAGCGCATAGAAATATGGAAAAATCCTGAGAGATACATTGGTAAGTTCATTGAGATTGATACTTTTGGTGAATCAACAAATCAGCAAGGCACTAAATCACTTAATTGCCCAATATTCAAAAGGTTTATTGGCTATGAAGAATAAGATTATAATCAATATCACCAAAGTATCACCAAAGTTTGAGGATATTTGTAGTGCTTGCAGAGGCTCTGGTAAGCTTAAAGCTATGCAGGCTGCTATGACTTATGATGCTGGGCCTATCAGAGCCAAAGATACTATAGTTAAGTGTCCATATTGTAAGGGCACTGGATTTATGAGGTAGAATAATGAGACCTTGCTTAGTAAATGGGATTAAAGCCACATTTCATACTAATTTGAGATAGAGGAGGAGTAAGGATGAACTGTAAAGAGTGTGTGTATTATGAACCTGATTATGGCACGTGGGGAGTTTTTGGGTGGTCTGGAGATGGCACAAAAGGGTATTGTTGCGTAGAACCAAAACGAGTATTTGTTGACGGTAATCGTATAAGTGTAGATACTTTCTGTCGAAAGAGGAAAGCGAGGGGTGAGGAAAGATGTCTATAGACAAATTTAGCTATACTCTTACATACGACATATGTGGCGAGGATGCGCCAGAATCTTTTTCTGATTTTTATGAGGCAGTACAATACAAAAGCAAAACGGATGGAAAAGCCAGAAATACAAGGACGAATGGGAAGATGTTTGCCCGGAATGCCAGGAAAGCTAGGTTGAGCGCATATGGTGGGAACTCACTAAGAAGGATGGAAGGAGGATGTTAACAGCATTGGAGTTTAAAATGTTAGAAGCAGAACTGGAAAAGCGTAAACAAGAGAGGCAGGTTAAGGATAATGAAGCAATAACACGTCTTGCTGAATACGAGGGTAGCGGCCTATCGCCTGACGAAGTGCATGAGCTTGCCAAAGCCAAAGCAGACGGGCGGCTTGTGGTGTTGCCGGAGACTAGAATTGGTGATCTATCAGACGGATACCACACCTTCAACGAGTTGTATCATCATCGTGCTATACTCTTCAGCGTTATTTGCAATGAACATCCTGACATATCGTGGAAATCAAAATTACACCATGACGGCACTATGTTTGACGGGATGTTTATAGTCGGCATAAATACTCCAGAAGGACAGGCTACATACCACTATGACATAAACCCGTATTGGGATATGTTTCGAGTAAGAGAACTTGAAAAAGCACCAGAATGGGATGGACATACTTCAGAACAAGCCATTGAGCGTATTGCCAATCTCACCTGCGAAAAAGCAGAAAAGGAGGTGAAATAATGGCTGGTCTTAGCTTAGAAATTAAGATGCCTCGCCGCAGAGCTGTGGTAAATATAAATTCTTACATGTCTCGTAAGTTGGGTATACCAGAAGGGGAGACCCCCTGCTATGTACTTGGGGTATTCCAGGAATCCTCAGATGATGGACCTTACACTGTAGCAGTCTGTGAGCTACGTAATGGGCGCGTTGCTTACGCTAACCCAGACGCTATAAGGTTTGTAGATATTGAAGAGGAGGCACCACTATGACATATATACTAATATCATTTGCGTTACTTATAGTGCTTATATGCTTGGATAGATGGCGTTTGTTGTATGAATGGCAAGCCAGATGGTGTTATCAATTTTAATACTGATAGGGGGTACGATATAATGCTTGTAATAGCTATAGATGGCGCTTGCCGCAGGAATGGCAAGCCAGATTGTGTGTCAGCTGGAGGAGTGTTTATAATGTGTATGGATGAGAATCTTAACCTCATCAACACCTCACTGCTATCCAATTATGAATTGGAGTCTACGAATCAGCGCGGTGAACTATTAGCTTTGCTTACGGCCTTATGCTATGTATATGAGTCTCAACAGCATGCTCAGATCATTACTGACTCTGAATATCTGTTTAATGCTATGACTAAGGAATGGTACAAGAACTGGATGAATAAGGATTGGATAACGGCCTCAGGAACACCGGTTAAGAATAAAGATATTTTGGTTGAGATTATGAATGCTCAAATGAGATGTGAGAAGGCAGGTTATGAAGTTACCTTTTATCACATCAAGGGCCATGCAGTATCATTTGGAAAAGTGACAGCGGGCAAGCTTATAGATCAAGACAGCTCAGGAAGGCTACTGTATGACGCAATCAAGACACGTGTTGAAAACACTACGCTTAAAGAAAGCGTGTATGACCAGATTGTAGAGCTATCCGTGAAAAATAACGGTTTTGTGTTAGACACAGACACATTAAATAGATTCATAATAGCTAACACTGTTGCAGATGCTGTGGCTACAAAATGTGTAGAGGCTGTAGATGCTTTAGTAAGGTAAAATTTGCCGTAAAATGCGGTATTTACTTATTCTATTAAATATGATATAATTATAAATATAAGGTTGAAAAACCTTTATAAATACAAGTAAGGAGGTCTTTTTAAGTATGAAAGACAAGACTAAAGACTTGGTAGTCAAAGAAGAAACTACCGAATTAGCAAATCAGACTGGGATGCCACTTGGCTTTGAGGATGACGATGCCAATGATATGATTATCCCACGCGTCAAAGTGATCCAAACACTAAGCCCTGAACGCAAGGACAAAATCGCTAATGAGGGCGACATTATCAATTCACTCACTAAAGAAAAACTCAATGGTAAAGTGTTCATTCCTGTATTTAAGTTCAACAACAACATCTGGTGGAGAGATCGGTCAGAGGGAGGTGGTATTCGTTGTATCGCTAGAGACGGTAAGCTTGGCACAATGTCCGATGGAACAACTTTATTATGTGCATCCTGTAAGCGTTGTGAATTTGATAACACTAAGCAGGGCAAGGAATCGCTTCCTACATGCACGAAATACATTAACTTCTTCGGATTCTTTGCTGGCGAGCGCATGCCTATCATATTAAGTTTTGCAAAAACAAGCTACAATGAAGGCAAGAAGCTTTATAGCTTAGCTAAAGTAACAATGCAAAACATGTGGAACTATGGTTATACATTGAATGAAAAGCTTCAAGCTAAGGGCGGAAATGAATGGTTCATATGTGTTCCTACTCCAGCAGGTGCCACTGAAGAATCTGACAGAGAATTTGGACTATCGCTATATAAGATGTATCGTAATTCAATTCAGAATCTTGAGTACGATATGGAAGATAACACTTCAGCTAATGCCGCCGCTCCAAGCATAGAAGCAACAGAATTTTAATCAGTTCTGCAAATGGGCGCATCTGCGCCCCTAATCTTTTGTGAGGGGGTGTGCAACATTAGATGGAGTGACTATACGAACAGGATTCTAGCCGAGGTTGATAATGAAGCATTTTTCCTGAGCATATTAAACAATGTACAACGCAGAGGTCAAGAATGTAAAGCAGAATGTCCCTTCAAAGACCTACACGAATCCAAAACAGACAACAATCCATCTCTTACAGTTAACTTGTCAAAAGGTGTGTACTACTGCAACAGTTGCCATTCCAAGGGCAATATCCACACAATGCTTCGTGCAATAGAAGGTTTGTCTAGTGAAGAGGCGTGGTTTAAACTTGGCGATAGCCTTAAAATTCCTAGACCTGATGGTACTAGACCTACACGACCAGATATTGAACCAGGACTAGCTCAGCACTATCATAAAGCACTGATGAGCCTGACAGGACCTATCCGCGACGTATTGAGGGAGCGCAGAGGCTTGGTAGATGACACTTTAAGAAAGTTCAAGTTAGGATGGGACGGTGACAGGATTACTATACCAATATATGATGAGTTCAATGTATTGGTAAACTTTAGGCGTTACAAGTGGAACTCAACGGATGACCAATGGAAAGTACTTAACTATATAGATGAATATGGGAATTCTTATGGTGAAGTGCGTATCTTTGGCATAGATCGTGTGTTAGATGATTCAATTGACTATATAGTATGGTGTGAAGGTGAGATGGACCGCATCATCGCTGAGCAGAATGGATTTCCTGCTGCCTGCGCCACTAGTGGTGCTGGTACATGGAAAGCTGATTGGACTAGGCTATTTAGGAATAAGAAACGTGTATATCTTGTTCAAGATAATGATGAGGCAGGTAGGAACGCTACCAAAAAGCTATGCGAGAAGCTCTACAGAGTTGTAGACGTTTTTGTAGTTAATTGGCCCAGTGACTTTCCTGTTAAAGGCGATATAACTGATTTCTTTGTAAAATGCAATCAGACGGCAAAAGACTTTCAGATACTTCTAGATAATGCAACTAAATACATCGACCCGTCGCTTAAAGAGGACAGGGTTGCTGATGAGGGTGAAGCTATAGAGGTACATTTATCTGAGAGTTCAGAAGCTACACTATATGGAAAAAGAATCAGAGTACCAGTAATGGTTAGCGGTAAGGATAACACACCATATCTATGCCCTAAACGCATAAAAGCATTCTGTGGTGATGCTGCAGATGGTGACAATAAGAAGTGTGCAAAATGCAATCTATCATTACATGCGGGTGAGTTAAACTTTACGGTTGAGCCATCCAATAAAGAATTGATGAAACTAATAAAATGCACAGATAAGCAGCAGCAAGCAGTTATATATGAGATGCTTGGTATAAATGCAAGATGTGATCGCTGCAGGGTAGACGTTGAAGAGTACATGAATATTGAAGAAATCAGATTGATTCCTAAGGCAGAAGCTAACTTTGGGTTCTCTAAAGAGCATGAATACGTAGTTCGTACAGGGTACTGCATAGGAAATGACTTAAAAACAAATAAGCGGTATACAATGGCGGGCTACATGTATCCAGACCCATCATCGCAATATGCAACATATATATTTGATAAGGTGTACCCAGAGAAAGACTTGATAAGCGATTTCGAACTCAGCGATGAAGTTATAGAGTACCTTAAATTGTTCCAATTAACTGATGGTCAGACAGTGCATGATAAATTCAAAGAGATACATACAGACCTTGAGAGAAACGTAACATATATCTGGGAACGAAGTAATGTGGCATTTGCTGTTGATTTAATATATCACACAGTGCTTAACTTTTATTTTCAAGATCAGTTTGTAAAACGTGGCTGGGGGGAGCTACTAATAATTGGTGACTCAGGCCAAGCAAAAACTACCATCGTAGAGCGTATGATGCAGCACTATAGACTAGGTGAATTACACTCAGGTGAATCGTCTAGAAGAACTGGACTAGTATACAATATGCAACAGAACAATAAAAGGTGGTTCTTGGTTTGGGGCGCATTCCCACTAAATGATGGAGGATTGATAACTATTGACGAACTCTCAGGACTTAGTGAAGACGAACTTGCAATACTATCAGACGTTAGGTCAAGCGGAATTGCAAAAGCAACGGGGGTCATCACTGCAGAAACTAGTAGTAGGACTAGAGCAATTTATATCTCAAATCCTAGAAACGGTAAACAGCTTAATTCAGAGACTTATGGAGTTAATGCAATCCTTAAGCTCATGGGTAAAGCAGAAGACGTTAGACGCTTGGACATCGCTATCTCAGTTGCCTCAGGGGACGTTGACCCAACACTTGTCAACAAGTCACTCAAAGACATGCCACCAGTACCACATGTATATACGTCGGATGCTTGCAATGCGAGGGTGCTGTGGGCATGGAGCCGCAAGCCAGACAATATCAAAATCACAGATGAAGCAACACAACGCATCCTTGACAAGGCCACAGAGATGGGTGCATTTTACACATCGAAGGTGCCTATAGTTGAGGCTGCAGACCAGAGACTTAAGATAGCAAGATTAGCTGTTGCGGCAGCATGTTGCGTATGTTCTACTGACGAGACATTTGAAAACGTTATAGTCAAGCCTGAGCATGTGGACTTCGTTGTAGATTTTATGAATGATATATATAAAGCAAAGAGCTTTGGGTATGATAAGCTAAGTGAACAAGACCGTATAACATCAGATACATCAGAATCTAACATTGCTAAACTTAGAGCTATGTTCCTTACATTACCATTAGTAGACGCTAATGAGATGGCTAAAATATTGTATCAGTTGCCTTACTTTAGTCGTGCTACACTTGAAGACTACACGGGACTAGCAAAGGATGACCTTAAGCTACTACTCAAGTTCTTAACCACACAGCACCTTGTAGATAAATTCAAAGGTGACTATCGTAGATTACCGCTTGGTACCCAGTTGTTTGAGAATCTTACAACAGTTCCTATAACCAGAGAAGAAATAGAAGCGGCGCGTAAAAACTACTACGCACCATCAGAATATTAAGGAGGAGAAGTTATGGAAAATGAATTGCGTTATTATCTTAACATGATTAAGAAAGCTATGCATGAAATATCAGAAGATGAGCAAGCTAGTGTTGATGCAGGTGAAATACCAACTAGGGAACCTTTCAAGCCAACGTATATTGTTACGGCAGTTAAGCTACCTACAGGTGCTATAGAATTGGCTGTTAACAATACTAACATTGAACAGAAGATTGATTATATCTTAGGAGCGTACGATGACGACATGAAACTTAAGACTAACTCTGAGATACAAATGATAAATTTAATGATAGTGTAATGGCACGAATTGTTCACTGTAAGAAAGAGGCCTATGATGTGTATATCGTAAGGCCTTCCAAGTGTGGTAACCCATATAAAATAGGACCTGATGGAACACGAGCAGAGGTTATTGCAAATTATGAATAGCATGTTAGAACCAGCATTGTATTGATGCGTGCTCTTCAAGAGTTACGTTGTAAGACGCTGGGATGTTGGTGCCCACCAAAGCTTTGCCACGGTGATGTACTAATTAAAATCATAAAAGAAATGGGGTATGAGTAAATGGATGCGTTGAGGTATCTAACTAACTGTAAGGTTTACAGTACCGTCGCACAAAGCGACGATGAAGAAGCTTGGTTAAAAGCCAGGACACGCGGCATAGGCGGTTCCGATATTGGAGCAATCTGTGGAGTAAGCCCGTTCACATCTGCTAGACAGATTTACTTAAACAAAACTGGGCAATTCCAAGACGCCTTGAAACTAGGTGAGGCTGCGCAAGAGCGTATGTACTTTGGTCACCTGCTTGAACCAATTGTTGCAGAAGAATATGCAAGACGTACAGGTGCAAAACTGGTAAGCATCAACGCTACGCTGCAGCACAAAGATTTTGAATGGGCTATCGCCAACGTTGACAGACTTATTGTAGATGACGAAGGAAAACCAATTGGTATTCTCGAGTGCAAAACTACAAGCGAGTACAACAATGAAGAATGGGCCAATGGTGACCTGCTAACGTCCTACATCTACCAGTTGAACTGGTACATGTGGATTCTCGACCTTAAGCAAGGCGCATTTGCCTGCCTTGTGGGCGGCAACAAGTTTTACTACTACGATGTGTTTAGGAATGATGAGCTGCTTAACGATACAATCATCCCAGCGGCTAAAAGCTTTTGGTATGATAATGTATTGGCCCTCAAAGAACCTGAGATGCAATCTACTGATACAGAATTTGCAAACGGTATTTATAGCTCAGTAGTTAAGAACTCAGAAATTGTACTTGATGACGACATATCAAATGATTTAGCGGCTACTATCTTTGATTGTAAGGCAAAGATTAAAGAACTGACAAAGACAATGGAAGAAGCACAGAACCGCATTAAAGATAGACTTAAAGATAAAGAGATAGCTTACACCAAAGATTATATAATCAAATGGTCACCTATGGCACAGAATAGGGTAGACACAGAAAAGCTAAGAACACAGTTCCCTGAAATATACAAGAAGGTTCTAAAGCGCATTGAGTATAGAGCTATGCATGTAAAAGGAGGTTTATAATGAACGTTGAATTAATCATATTCAAGGATAACTACATTACGCCAAAGAGAGCGCACGACATTGATGTTGGCCTAGACGTAGCTGCGCCGGAGGCTGGTATACTTTTACCAGGACCTAACGTGATAGGGTTAGGCTTTGGTCTTAAAGTACCTGTAGGTTATAATGTATCAGTGTACCCAAGAACTAGTATGGTATCTGGCCAAAAAACACTGGATATGAAAGTACACAATACGTTTTTAACTGTGAAGGATGTATACCCTAACGGTATAAGTTTAGCGGCGCAGCACCCACCTATTGACCCAGGCTACGCTGGTGAGATTCATATTATTGTTATTAATCATAGTGACTTAACAGTAGAGTATGAGCGCGGTACTAGATTTGGTCAACTAGTGTGCCACCCAATTGCTTATATCAACCCTGTACCAAACATAGACGAAACCAGAGGTGCCGGTTGGGCTGGCAGCACTGGTATAAAATAGGAGGGATAATCATGACTAATAAAGTTGTTAATTTACCAGATACCTGCACCGTCCGTATGGACGGTGCCCTGTATGAGTCAGGTGACTTCGTAGCAATATTGTCAAAGAAAGACGGCGACACATCAATATTCTATAACACTGACGCATTAACGCTAGGCATAGCTTTTAAGTTAGTTGCTAAGGAATTTGTTAAGTGCGTAGAGCAATGTTCGCCGTCAGAGCAGCAAGAAATAGAAGCTATACTAGGTAACGTAAACATATTAGAAAGGTTGCGTGAGGCTGATGAATAGAATAGAAGTTAAGATACTAAATCCAAAAGCAGTAAGTGAGGCAGAAAATATGATGGTTGCAATGGCTCGCCTAACACAACGCGGACATAACATCCGTAATATGGATGACTTTCAGGAACTACTAGCTAAACCATATTCTAATGAACTTGTAGATTCTATGGTGTCGTTACCTCACCCAACCATCCAGAAATTCGGCGTTATAAATGTTGCTGTAGTTGGGGCGTCGCGTCGCTTCTTAGCACAAATAACCAGACATCAAAATGAAGTCAAGTTTATGTCTGGCTCATTACAGTATTCTGATTATTCTGGTAAGGCACAGTTCGTTGTACCATATGAGATAATTAAATATGATAATGAAAACCCAGGTAAGCATGTTACAGACTTATACCTAGATGGTTGCTTAAGAGACTTATATGAATATGAAAGTCTTGTAGATTTAGTTGGTAGGGATGCAGCAGGCTATAAGATGCCACAAGGCATGCGTAATGTGCTATTGATTTCGGCCACGCCATACCAATTAAAGCATATGATACGTCAACGGACTTGTAACAGAAATACGCTGGAGACCCAGTATGTTATGTTGTTAATATGGGAACAACTATGGAGGCTAAGTAATATGTACCATGACTGTGGCCCATTCTGCACTGCAGGTACCTGTCCAGAGGGTAAAATGTGCTGTGGTAAACCATACAGTCATCTAGCAGAACCTACCTTGATACTAAATGATAGATTCAAATATATAAGGGAGGTAGACGAATGATTATAATAGTTGAAGGCCCAGATGGTGCCGGCAAAACCACAATTATCAAACAGCTAATGGAAAGTCATCCAAGAAGTTTATACAGACACTTTAGCAATCCTAAGACTGAAGAAGAGGCTGACAATTACTGGAAGGTATACGCAGAAGCTGTAAGTCTAGCAGACCCAGCTAAAGTACATATATTTGATAGAAGCTGGTATTCCGATGTTGTGTACGGACCAATCTTCAGAGGTAGACTAGAGATGGACCCAATGCATGTTAAGATGCTAGAAGCTCTAGTAAAGACACGCGGTGGAGGATTTGTACTTTACTGCACAGCGCCGCTCAATACTTTATGGGCGCGCTGTAAGCAACGCGGCGAAACATTTGTGTTGTCAAAGGATAAGCTGGATGAAGTATCCAGGTCCTATGCCCACGTAATGGCAACCAAATGTGGCTTACCGGTAATACGATATGACACGGGTGCTAAATGGTAGACACCAAGACATGTGATGGGTGCGGTTGGGTGTATCCTATAACGCATCCTGATAAACGGTGCCGCTTCTGTGGCACCGTATTTAAGAAAAGAATATGCAAGCTATGTGGGCAATTTGCAGAGGTTGCAAAAGGTGAAAATATATGCAAGAAATGTAAGAGCAAAAAGGTTATGGCTAGTACAACACCAGAGCAAGCCTTAGCAAAGTTACAGCGCCACCGCGCTAGAGTACGTAAGAAGAACGAGGATAAATTTAATGCATGGCTTGAAATGATTAGTAAAGTACGTAAGCCAATCAAGACACTAACAGAAGATGAATGGATAAGAGCATGCATGCACTTTGGTTCATGTGCGACCTGTAAGTCTAGTTCTATAGATGCAAGAGGCATGTTTATACCATTCAAATTCGGCGGAAGGTATGCGGCATGGAATATTATACCATTATGTGACAAATGCGCCACAGCAATTAAATTCCAGCATAACCCATTCATTAGGTATGAATCAAGTATTATAGACCCAATTGTAGAGTACCTACAACCAATTCTTGAGGAGGCGATCAAATGAAACGTATTCTTAAGTACACTCTAGATATTATTGACCACCAGGAATTAACTCTGCCAGAGAATAGTAAAATATTATCTGTAGAAAATCAGAGAGATAGTATAGTACTGTACGCACTGACAGGTGAAGAACTAACTACATGTACTTACTCAATTATTATACAGGGCACAGGGTATCCTGCCGATGATGTAGTAGGTGCACAATTTATAGGCACAGTAAGCCTATATAACAGCTTATGGGTGTTCCATGTATTTGCAAGGAGGATAAGTTAATGAACATGGCAAGACGTAAAGTATTCAAAGATTTCACAGCTAACTTAGCAACATTATCTAAATGTACAGAGCGTAAGGTTGCAGCTATAATAACTGACAGCAGTATGTCACAGGTATATAGTATAGGTGTAAACGGTGGGCCTAAAGGCTTAGTAGATTGCATGTGTGTGTTAGATGGAAAGTACGGCTGTATACACGCTGAAATAAACGCTCTTATAAAGTGCACTAATACCGAACCAGGTAAAATTATGTTTATAACGTTAGCGCCTTGTAAGCAATGTGCCACAGCAATAATAAATGCACCAGGTGGATTTTCAAAAGTGTATTATTTTGAAGATTGGAAAGAAGATTTTGGTACACAATTATTAATAGCCGCCAGCATACATGTAGAACGTATATAATACACAGAACATGTCCGTAGTATGACTTTAATACAAATATCAAGGGAGTACACTACGGACCAGCAACGTGTGTTATAATTACAAGGAAGGAGATGTAAACAAAATGAGTGAATTAGAGTGTGATATAAGTTTTCTAAAAACCTATGTTGCTATAGTATATGGCATAGAAATTCTTGAGTATTATGATAGCAATTTCTTGAGCGGTAACAACGAGAGTAGATGCAAAGAAAAAATAGAGCACTTAAATTTGGCACTCAAAAAGATTGACGAAATCAGTAAAAAGTTAAATCTTATTTGACACGAAAGGAGGTGTCAATATTGGCACATATTATAATTAAAACAACAGCTGAAGAACATACTAAAGTATTAAGTGCTTTAAAAGATCTTGAGGGTAAAACTATATCAGTCTCAGAAATAGCAAGGAAGGTGGGCATGAATCCTAACAGGGTACGGTATGTAATATTAGACCTTGTAGATGCTGGGAAAATACTCAGAATACCTACAAAGGCATTCAATAAGCACTATATAAGATACAAGTATGAGGTACTACAGGAGGTTGAATAATGCTTTACAACGCCGCGGCTTTTCCAAATGTAACTAGGTAATAATGAGAAGTTTATCCAAACTATAAGTTATGCTCTATTCCTACGAAGGTAGTTTACGGCTACCTTCGTATGTGATATAATTATAATAGAAAGGAGAGTGATGACTTTGGCAATAATACAAGCAAAGAAACATCCTGTTATTCAGAAGGGTAACGGATATACTTATAATCCACAAACATTCGCCAAAGAACATAAGGTCAGCAACTTCCATGTAGTTGATGACCCACAAGAACTTCTTAGTCTTGTAAAACCATTTGAATTTAGAGGGAGACGATTTATCACATTCGATACTGAGACTCATCCTGAATTTACAAACAGTCATGTAGTGCCTAGCACAGTAGTAAGACGTTGGGTAGGTACAGGTAAGAACGCAGTACCACAGGACTTTCCGTTCTGTATTTCAATTTGTGACGGTACTAATTCTTACACTATATTTGATAGTGTGCGTAATGGATTTGAAAAGTTCAAACAACTAAGTCCATTATTTGAAGACCCGAGCATTGAAAAGATTGCTCACAATACTAAATTTGACATGCACATGTTTGCCAATGCAGGCTTAAAGATTGTAGGTAGAATGCATGATACTGTAGTACTTGCGAAGCTAGTAAATGAGAACCGCAATTCATTTCAGTTAAGGGACTTGGCAGCTCGTAAGAAGGGCGGTATTGTTAAGTACGAGTACATGGTAGATGCTTACAAGCAAATGAATAAGGTCAGTGACTATCGTCAAATTCCAAGAGAGCTTCTTAGTGCATACGCGAATGCCGACGTATGGAACTGCTATCTAACCTTCATTACTGAATATGAAAAGCTTGAACAAGAAGAGCTTGTAGAGCTTTATGACAACGAGTGTGAACTTATGATGGCTTTATATGCAATGGAGCGTTATGGAATGAAAGTAGACGTTGATTATGAAAAGCCGCTTAAAGAAGAACTACAAAAGCTTACTGATGATGCAGAGCGAGCAATCTATGATGAAGCAGGCGGAATGTTTAATGTCAACTCTGGTAAACAATTGTATAATGTACTTATGAAGCTAGGAGTTGACCCTATCTTAATTCAGAGAACAGATAAGGGCAATCCAAAGCTTGATAAAGATGCTTTGGCAAATCTCGCTGAAGTTCATAATGTATCTATCGTCAAAAAGATATTAGAGTACAGAAAGTATGAAAAGCTTCTGACTACTTATGCTGAAAGTATCTATGACCAACGTGATGCATGCAATCGAGTGCACGGCTCAATCAATCAGACAGAAGCAACTACTGGTCGTATGTCTATAACAAAACCTGCTCGTAGGGCCGCCTAGCATAAAGACGACATATGGCTAGGAATGAAGCGGGCAAAATCGGTGGAGGGCGTATAAGGAGGTAGAGCTTATATGCAAAGTAAATGGATAGAAGGATATGAAGGTTACTATAAGATAACAGACCAAGCTGAAGTAATATCATACTGTAAGGACAAAAATGGCAAGGTACTTAAACCGCACCTTAATCTAAATGGGTACTTAACAGTTGAGTTACGTGGTAAAGAGTTTAGACTACATCAACTTGTAGCTGATGCCTTTGTGCCTGGAAAGAAGGAAGGCTTAGTACCAAATCACAAAGACGGAGATAAGACTAATTGTTTGCCTAATAATCTTGAATGGGTCACACGCTCAGAGAATACTCTACATGCATACGCAATGGGGCTGTGCCCACGTAATAAAGGACCTAGGAAAGACAGTAGGCAAATTGTACAAAAGGATAAAAATGGTAATGTTATAGCTACTTTTAATTCTATAACTGAAGCAGCTAGAGCAACCAAACCAGACAGCATGTCATTGGCTAATGCAGTTAGCAAAATTAAGCAAGTATGTGAAGGTTATACACACAATGTATATACTAGAAAAACGGTCTATGGCTATAAATGGTCTTACGCTGACTAACATTAACTTGCCTAATACCGAGGTAACCTGGAATACCACCAGGCACCGTAACGAGTAGGAGCTGAGGGCTAGACGGAACCAATAATGCTCCCACGAGTGTCCGCCCACCGTCGTCATTTAATTGGTGGAAAATGTACTCTAAACTGGGTTGGAATTGACCAACCGATGAAAATGAGCGCGAGCTCCAGAGGTGTAGATAAAGAGCTACACGTTAATAACATTTTGCTACAGACACTACCTAAAAAGGACAAGCGTATCAGAAGTGCATTTATTCCTGATGATAACTATGAATTGTGGTTCATGGACCTTGACCAAGTTGAGTACAGGATATTCGC